CTCGTGAGGGTTGGGTTGAGTCTTTAAAATTACTATTAGAAAGTTATTTTCATGGACAGGCACCAATGGAGTTTGACTATAGTTTAATCAGAAAAGAGGGTGAACCAATCAAAGGATTTGGTGGAGTATCATCAGGACCAGACCCATTAGAAGAAGTCCACGATAGTATTAGACAAGTATTAGAGGGAAATGTCGGACAACCAATCACAATCACAACAATCGTAGACATAATGAACCTTATAGGTAAGTGTGTTGTTGCAGGTAATGTTAGAAGAACTGCAGAGATTGTATTTGGTGATGCTGATAATGAAGAATATTTAGATTTAAAGAATTACAAAGTGAATCCACATAGAGACCAATATGGTTGGACATCTAACAATAGTATATTTGCTGAGTTAGGTATGGATTATACAGAGGTTTCAAAACGAATCGTAGATAATGGAGAACCAGGACTTGCATGGTTAGAAAATATGAGAAAGTATTCTCGTATGAAAAATGGTGGAGATAACAAAGACCACAGAGTAATGGGTGGTAATCCTTGTTTGGAACAATCATTAGAATCATATGAGTTATGTTGTTTAGTAGAAACATTTCCAGATAACCATGATGACTTTGAAGATTATGCACGAACACTAAAATATGCATACTTATATGCAAAAACCGTAACACTCGGAAGAACACATTGGTCAGACACAAATCGTGTAATGTTGAGAAACAGACGAATTGGTTGTTCAGTAAGTGGTGTTGCACAATTTATAACTCATAGAGGTTTAAATGAGTTAAAGGAATGGTTAAATGATGGATATGATGTCATACAAGAATGGGATGATATGTACTCTGATTGGTTTGCTATACCAAAATCAATTAAAACTACTTCAGTTAAACCGAGTGGTACCGTTTCATTATTGGCTGGTAGTACTCCAGGGTTACATTATCCCGAAAGTAGATTTTATATAAGAAGAGTTAGAGTATCAATCAATTCGGAATTAGTTGAACCATTGAAAAAGGCAGGTTATAAAATAGAACCTGCATTTGGTTCAGAAGACTCAACATTAGTTGTTGAGATACCAGTTGATGTTGGTGAAGGAATAAGAACTGCAGGTGACCTAAGTATTTGGGAACAATTCAGTTTGGCCGCTTTCCTACAAAGACATTGGGCAGACAATCAAGTTAGTTGTACCGTAACTTTTAATCCTGAAACAGAGAGTGAAGAGATACCAAATGTATTGAACTATTATCAATATCATTTAAAAGGTATTAGTTTACTACCAAGACATGATTATGGTGCATACAAACAGATGCCTTATGAAGCAATTGATGAAAAAGAATATAATAAACAGATGAGTAAACTTGGTAAGTTATCATTTGGTGTAATTAAATCAGAAGAGGCCAACATAGAAAAATTCTGTGATGGAGATTTTTGTGATGTAGAAGAAATAACACCAACAGCAGGTGATAATGATGACCAAGAGTACACAAATGGTTAAAGGTTTCACATACCCTGGCAGAAGGCACACCAGAATAAAAATGTGCTGTTCACAAGTAAACAAACAAGGAGATGATTATGAAATATCGTAATCTAATCACATCAATGGTCTTGATGACAGGATTGTTCGCACAATCTATTGTTGGAACTATCGTTGATGTTGACTCAAATCCACTTGGAGGAGCTAACATTGTAGTTAACGGAACAGACTTAGGAGGAGTATCAGATAATACTGGTGCCTTTTCTATCAAAGTTGATTCTGGAACATATGATGTAACAGCTTCTTTCATTGGTTACTCTTCAATAACTAAATCAATAGTTGTTGAGGGTGTATCTACATTAGAATTCGTATTGGATTTTGGTGTAGTTTCCTTATCAGATGTAGAGGTGTTAGCATCTCGTGCATCTGAAACAACACCTGTGGCATACACTAATGTTAGTAAAGAAGAAATGGAAATTCGTCTTGGTAGTCAAGACATTCCAATGATTCTTAACACAACACCAAGTGTATATGCTACTCAACAAGGTGGTGGTGCGGGTGATGCTCGTATCAACATTCGTGGTTTCAATCAAAGAAATGTTGCAGTCATGATTAATGGTGTTCCCCAAAATGATATGGAGAACGGATGGGTTTATTGGTCTAATTGGGATGGAGTGGGTGACGCTACATCTTCAATTCAGGTTCAAAGAGGTCTATCAGCTGTTAATTTAGCAACACCTTCTATTGGTGGAACTATGAATATCATTACCGACCCAACATCTTTTGAAAAGGGTGGGAAGTTCAAACAAGAAGCTGGTGATGGTGGTTTTCTAAAAACTACTATTAACTACAATACTGGTCTCATCGGAGACAAGTTAGCTTTGAGTGGAACTATTGTTCGTAAAACTGGTGATGGAATCATTGATGGGACTTGGACAGACGCTTGGGCATACTACTTTGGTGGTAGTTATGCTGTAAGTGAAAACCAACGATTTGAATTATATGCCATCGGTGCTCCACAACGACATGGACAAAATCTATACAAACAGAATATCGCTACTTACTCACAAGAGTTAGCTGGTGATGTAGACGGATATGATACTGATGCATTTGCAGAAGGTAACAAATTTGAAACTGAAGCAGGTAGATTGTTCAATCAAAATGTCGCACCTATTGACCCATCATATACAGGTAAACAATACTGGTATATGTATGGTGCAAGAACAACCAATAGATTCAACAAGAACTTCTTGAACGAGAGAGAGAACTTCTTCCATAAACCATTAGTGAATTTAAATCACTTCTTAACTATCAATGATAAAACAAGATTAAGTTCTGTTTTATATTGGAGTGGTGGTTCTGGTGGTGGTACTGGTACATATGGTAGTGTATCAAGAACACCAGCAGTTGAAGGAGAAAGATGGTATGCAAGTTCACCATGGCAATGGGATTGGAACTCTGAGATTGCTCAGAATTCTGATAACATTGACGAGAACTTCTCTACCACAGAAAATCGTTCAACAGGAATTCTTCGTAATTCTATCAATCGTCAAGACACATATGGTTTGATTTCAAAATTAAACTATGAGTTGAATGACAACATAGAACTACAAGTTGGATTAGATTGGAGAACTGCTCGTATAGAACACGCTCGTGAAGTTCGTGATTTATTGGGTGGAGATTACTATGTTGATTATGCAGACGACAACTTTGAAGAAGGTAAAGTCGTGAGACTCGGTGACGAGATTGCATATCACAACGAAACAACCGTAGATTGGTTAGGTGGATTCGTTCAAGGTAATTATACTACAGAAAAACTAAACCTATATGGTATGGGTGGAGTTTCTTCTATTGAGTATAGTTATCAAGACCATTTCACTATTGCAGATGAAGTAATTACTGCAGACCCAATCACAACTTACCAAGTTAAAGGTGGTGCATTATATAATGTAAATGAGAACCTTGGAGTATTCATTAATAGTGGATATGTTCAAAAGGCTCCTATTTTAGATAATGTTATTACTTTTGATGGAACCGTAGCAACAGACCCAGATAATGAGAAATTCTTACATAATGAGTTTGGTGCAAACTTCGGTACACAAAAACTTGGAGTTAGAGTTAGTGCATACAATACTGATTGGCAAGATAGGAACCTTACAAAATCTGTACAAACAGGTCAAGGTTCATCAGGTGATACTGATGTTATCTTCCTAAAAGGTGTAAATCAGAAACACCAAGGTCTTGAGATTGAAACTAAGATTCAACCAAATGATATGATTGAACTTGACTTAATCGCAAGTTTTGGTAATTGGAAATTTGATGGTGATGCCGATGGTACTTACCAAGAAAATGAGTACAATGACGAAGGCCAAGTGATTGGTTATCAGACTACTGATTACGCATATGCACTTGATGGATTATATGTTGGTGATATGCCACAGACTGCCTATATTTTAGGTGTTACTCTTAAACCAATTAAAGGTTTGAGATTACAGGCACTATACAAAACATATGATAAAAACTATTCTGATTGGAGTCCAGACGCAAGAGAGATTGAAGATGGAGTCGCAGATAGAAGTCAAGTATGGGAAGCCCCAGGTTACTCAAAACTTGACTTACACGCATCATATAAACTTCCTATCAAGGGATACGACATTTCTTTAAATGCTCATGTATTCAACGCACTTGATGAAGTATTTGTACAAGATGCAGTTGATAATAGTAAATACAATGGGTTCGGTGATAAACTTCACTTAGCACATAATGCAGAAGTATTCTTGGGTACACCAAGATATGCAAACATTGGAGTTTCTATTAACTTCTAATTGTAATTTGGGTGGTTGCAATATACCACCCATTTTATTTAAAAAAAAAGCTTGACAAGCATAAGGTTTTATTAGTATATTTAGTTATAAAAACAAGGGACATTACAACCTAAATGTATCAGAACATATATTTTGACAATCGTAGACAGAAAGTTCATCTTTGGGATGACAAAAAAGGATACTTGATTATACCTTATAAAAAGTATGCCTATGTAAAAAATTCAAATGGACATCATGTTTCATTGTATGGGGATAGATTAAAGAAAGTATTTAATTATGATAAAGAAGACCCAACACTACATGAATCAGATGTACCACCAACAACAAGATTTTTAGTAGACCAATATACAGATTCAGATGAAGTATCAGAAGGACATAGAAAAGTATTTTTTGATATTGAGGTAGAGGTAACTGATGGTTTTCCTGATGTGATGAAGGCAAATAATGTTATCACTTCTATTGCATTATATGATTTCATGACAGAGACATATTTTACTTATGTTTATGATGCAAAGAGAAGACTTAAATCATATACCAAAGATGACAAAATAGTAGAAGTTTATGATACTGAATATGAAATGTTGAATAAGTTCTTCCAAAAGTATTTAGAAATTAAACCAACTATTATTAGTGGTTGGAACTCAGACTACTTTGATATTCCTTATCTATATAATAGAGCAGTAAATGTATTGGGTGTAAGTGTGGCAAACTTAATGTCACCAATATCAGAAGTTTACTACAATGATTTTAAAAAGAGATATGTTATTGCAGGAGTTAGTTGTTTAGACTATCTATCATTATATAGAAAGTTTTCATTCTCTCAACAATCAAGTTATCGTTTAGATTACATTGGTGAAGTAGAAGTCAATATGAACAAGGTAGAATATGAAGGAACATTGAACGACCTATATGAAAATGACTTACAGACTTTTGTTAATTACAATATCCGAGATGTAAAAATATTAGTTGAGTTAGATAAAAAATTAAATTTGATTGAGATATCACGAGGTATTGCACACCTTGGACACATACCTTATGAAGAAGTGTTTATGAGTTCAAGATATCTTGAGGGTGCTATCTTAGTATACCTAAAGAAACTTGGTATTGTTGCACCTAACAAACCACCAAGACCAAAAACATTTGATGATGATAAGTTCGCAGGTGCCTATGTTCAACCACCAATAAAAGGTAAACACGATTGGGTGTATGACTTGGACATTACATCAATGTATCCAAGTGTGATTCGTTCATTGAATATATCACCAGAGACTAAACTTGGTAAGGTTGAAGGTTGGAATGCAGAAGAATATTTAAAGGAAGATAATGTAAAGACCTATTCTATGAATGATAAGAAAGGTAAAGAGATAGGTAAGTTTACAAATGGTGAATTAGAAAATTACTTATTAACTAACGATATTAGTATTGCCTCTAATGGTGTTTTATATCGTACAGACAAACAAGGATTGATTCCTGCACTACTTACCAAGTGGTTCAACGAAAGAGTTGAGATGAGAAAACTTGTTAAGAAATATAATGAAGAGGGTAATAAAGAATTAGAAGACTACTTTGATAGAAGACAATACATACAGAAGATTATTCTAAATTCATTGTATGGTGTATTGGGTCTATCAGTATTTAGATTTTATGACTTGGATAATGCAGAGGCAACGACTCTAACTGGTCAAGCCTTAATTAAGTTCAGTAAGAAGATAACGAATCATTTTTATAATAGAGAACTTGGTACTAAAGATGACTATGTTATATACATAGATACTGATTCCATTTTTGCCTCTGCTATTCCATTGGTTGAAAAGAGATTCCCTAATCAAAAATTAAGTGACACAATGATGACACAAAGGATTATGGAAATCTGTGGTGAAGTACAAGACTATCTAAACGATAGTTATAATTTCTTTTCAAAGAAGTTCTGTAATGTAGACACAGATAAACATGTGTTTGATATCAAACAAGAGGTTGTTGCAAAGAGTGGATTGTTCATTACTAAGAAACGATATGGATTACGAATCATTAATGATGCAGGTCGTAAAGTAAATAAGATTCATGTAAAGGGATTAGATACGGTTCGTAGTAACTTTGCAGTTGCGATGAAAGAATTATTGGGAAATGTGTTGGATGATATACTGGCAGATGTTCCAAAAGAAAAAATTGATGATAGAATATCATTGTTTAAAAGAAACATGGAATCACTTCATTATGATGTGATGGCAAATCCAATTGGTGTAAAGGGTATTGGTAAGTATGAAGTGAAAGAAGAAGACTCACCATTCAGTACATATAAAAAGGGATGTCCTGTACATGTAAAATCTGCAATCAATTACAATTCATTATTGGACTATTGGTATGAGGGTAGAAAGTATGAAAGAATTACCAATGGTAGTAAAATTAAGTGGGTGTACTTAAAGAACAATGAGTTTGGATTTGATACAATAGGTTATAAAGGTTATGAAGACCCACCACAAATATTAGAATTAATCAAGACACACATAGACCATGAGAAAATGTTTGAACAGGCAATGAGTAAAAAGATTGGTATGTTCTATCAGGCAATGTCTTGGGAAGCAGTTGTAGATAAGACAAAAAGTATAGAGAGGTTTTTCTAATGGCACGAGACCCATTTAAAAAGATGATGTCAAATGTAAATATGTCATCACAGAATCAAGGTAGTACAAGAGGAAATTTAAATTCAAAACTGAAGAGAGAGTTAGCAGTTAGTAAAGAAGGTAGAATTTATAGATATAAAAAACAACTTGAAGTTGGTATAACGAAAGATGATTTAGAAAAACAATTTAAAAAACAAAAGGGTTGTGACTATTGGATGCCACATTATCAAATAGATTTGAATGAAATATTTGTACCACATTCAATTAAGGCACCATCAGTTGACCGATGGCCTGACCCAAAGGGTGGTTATGTCAAGGGTAATTTTGTAATCACTACAAGGTTTATGAATCTTGGTAGGTCTAATTATCCTGAAGATAAGTTTCAAGAATTTTTAAAAGAAATGTTTGGGGAACCAACAAAAATAGAAAAATATTTTTGATTTTGAGAAAACTAATATATATGTATATATATAGAATATTAACAATAGGAGAATGACAAATGGATAAAAACAAATTAGTTGGGTTTATCAACAAATACCATCTTGGTGGAGAAATAAAATCTACTAAGATTGAATCAAATGGAAAGTCACTTTCAACAAGATTTATCTCAGGTGATAAGTCTGTAGTTGGTAGTGTTAAAATGGATAAGTTTGATGCATTTGACCCAAGTGAGATTGGAGTTTATAATACTTCACAATTATTATCACTACTTTCTGTAGTTGGTGATGATGTGGACTTCACAATAGATAACATGGGTGGAAAGTTTGTATCACTACAAATGAAAGACTCAGGTCATGGAACAACATCAAAATATATGTTGAGTGACTTAAGTGTTATCCCAACACCACCACCACTAAAAAATTTACCAAGTGAATTTGAATTAGAATTAAAATTAGATTCATATTTCATTGGTACATTTATTAATGGTAAAGGTGCCTTACCTGAAACTGAAACATTTACAATCATTGCAGACAATGATAAAGTAAATATTGTAATTGGATTTTCTAACATTGCATCCAATAGAGTTACAATACCTGTTAGTGTAGATAACTACTCAGATATTGAACCTATTTCATTCAGTGCTGAAATGTTTTCAAGTATATTAAGTGCGAATAAAGAATGTCAAAATGCAACTATGAAAGTATCATCTGCAGGGTTATCAAAGATTAACTTCTCAATAGATGATTATGAATCTGAGTATTATTTAGTATCAACACAATCTAATACATAATGTATTTATCGTACTTTGACAAATTCTATGATATGGAACCTTATCTTTTCATAGATGAGGTTGAGTGGGAGTATATCAAAAACACCTTTGACAAACAAGATGTAAGAGAAAGTCTTGCAAAGGTTGCGATGTCTTACCCACCACCATACATGGATATATCTGAGAAAGATGCATTAAAACAACTTCAGAAACTAAAAGGAATGAGACACAATGAAATTTTAGTTGAAGGAGAGTGGTTTGCTCGTGAAGGTACAGAGTACAGATATGATTTAACTTTTGAAGGTAGACAACAATACTTCAAAAGAAATAATACAGGTAATGATTCAAGTAATTACTTCCAACAAAAGAATCGTTGGAGTGTAGATGGAACAATTGCACCAGGCCCACATAGAACATGGGAAAGTCATAAGTTTATGACAACATTAATTGGGTCTGCGTACTCTCTAAAGTTACCTAAGATTGATAAGAGTGCATTTCGTGTAATGATTGGATTGAGAAAGTATATTTGTTCTCAGTTCAAACCGAATGTGGCAAAGGTATTGTATGATAAGTTAGAGAGTAAAAGTATCTTAGACTTTAGTGCAGGTTGGGGTGATAGACTTGCAGGATTCTATGCAAGTGAAACAGGTGAGTTTTACATGGGTATAGACCCACGAAAAGAAAATCATCCCATCTATGAAGAACAAAAATGGTTCTATGATAAACACAGAACTATGTTTGAAGTTCCTAAGAAGAGTTTATTAATAGAATCACCTGCAGAGGATTTTGAGTACAAAGAGAATTCGTATGATACCGTATTTACATCACCACCTTACTTTAGTGTTGAGAGATATAGTTATGACGATACTCAGAGTTGGGTAAGATATAAAGATATTGATACATGGAATACTCAGTTCTTACAAAAAACATTAGAAAAAATATGGCCATCTATTAAAAGTGGTGGATATTTATTAGTGAATATTGCAGATGTATTTGCACGAACAGGTGGACAGAGAAACATGGTAGAGATTTGTAATCCTATGAATGATTTCTTAAGTACCCTTAGTGATTCAGAGTACCAAGGTTGTATTGGAATGGAAATGGCCAAACGACCTAATAGTGGTGGAGCTGGAATGGCAAAGGCAAGTGATGAAAGGTTTCAAGACTCTACAATACAAAGAGCAGAGGAAACTAAAGATAAAAGATTTTGTGAACCAATTTGGATTTGGAGAAAGTTATAATGGATGAAATTAAAAATTCCCTATGGGTAGAAAAGTACCGACCTACGAGTCTTGACACTTATATAGGTAACGAACACCTAAAAAGTAAAGTCAAGTTATATCTTGAGAGTGGAGATTTACCACACCTTCTATTGTTTGGTAGGGCTGGTACAGGTAAAACCACTCTCGCTAAGTTACTTGTCAATAACATTGAATGTGATTATCTATATATCAATGCATCTGATGAGAGAAAACTTGAAATGGTAAGAGACAAAGTAAAGAACTTTGCCTCTACTATTGGGTTTTCAAATATGAAAGTTGTGATTCTTGATGAGGCAGATTACATTACACCTGCATCACAGGCCGCACTTCGTAATCTTATGGAAACATTCTCAAAACATTGTAGGTTTATCTTAACTTGTAATTATGTTGAGAGAATCATTGACCCTATACAATCAAGGTGTCAATCATTTCAGATTATACCACCCGATAGAAAAGAAGTTGCAGTACATCTAAGTGATATCTTACAGAAAGAAAAGATTAATGCAAAGGTTGATGATATTGTAACAATAGTTAATAGTGGGTTTCCTGATTTAAGAAGAGTAATCAATGGTGCACAAAGACAAATTGTGGATGGTAAGTTAGTTATTGATGAGGGAATGAGTATACAAAATGACTATAAAGTAAAGGTATTAGAGATACTCAAGACACAAGATAAAAAGAATTCTTTCAAGAATATAAGACAAGTACTTGCAGATTCAAAAGTAACAGACTTCTCTGATTTATTCAGATTATTATTTGATACCGTAGATGATTGGGGTAAAGGTCATGTTGCAGAATGTATATTGGCATTGAGTCAATATCAACAAAGTGATGCAGTAGTAGTAGACAAAGAGATAAACATTATGGCAATGTTTATAGAAATATTAGGAGTAATAAAATGAATGACGAAAGACAATATCAAGAACCATTAGATATGTCAAAGGCAGATACGATTCAATGTGAGGAATGTGGAAACGCATCTTTCATACAATCATTCTTTTTGAAAAGAATATCTGCATTGATGAGTCCAAATGGTAAAGAGGCAATCATACCTATTCAAGTATTTGCATGCGGTAATTGTGGAGTGATACCAAAAAATATGATGAGTCAAATTCAACCGAGTGAGTAATGTATACTAAAGTTGGAGATGGACTACAAGTAGTAAGTGGTGACATAGTTAAGAGTTTAGTTGGTTTAGAGAATCTAACATACAAGATGTCAGAAGAATTTAATTCTGAAAGACTATGGACACCATCTCATCTTTCCATGGATAATGCCTACAAGACAGGATACATGGAATCATTTTCACATCAGGCATCTATAATTAATTCATACCATGGTGAAGAAAAAGGAATGTGTTCACCTACAGGATGTTATCATTGTTATAGTTTCTTAAAAGATAAAAGTGTTACAGATAAATCTTATGTAATGACAAGTAAATGTACACGAATAGAAGAAGAGTGTAATGATTTAGAACGAATGTTTAACTTCACTATATCAGAGATAGTGTTTGTGGGTACTGAAAAATATTGTGAGGACAATTTAAACAAGGCAATGCATTTAACATCACAAATGTTAGACCAACTTGGTATCAAATATTTTTATGAAGTTGCATCAGACCCATTCTTTGGTGATAAATCAGAGTTAAAAAGAAAAGTACAAATCAATAGTGGTTCTAAGATTGAGATTAGGGCATGGGTTCCTAACGAGGATAGACATGTTGCCATAGGTTCATTTAATCTACATGGTAGAAAGTTTGTTGATAAATTTAATATACAAGACTCAGAGATGACTGCGTGTTTTGGTTGGGGATTAGAAAGATTTGTAGATGTGTTGAGTAAATATAATAATAAAGTTGACTTTGATTCAATCAAATTTAATAACATTGATGATTTAGTATGTAATTATTCAGGACTTCCATCAACCAAGTCTTATAAAGATGATGGTAAATTTATAACTGAAATCAGAAAAAATGTAATTGATGGTAATGATGGTTGGTTATCTGATGGTCATCAAACTTATTGGTTTGGTAGAAAACCTATACATGAATATGAAATCCAAACACCAGATATTGGTGATATTGTTTATGAAGACATTGATACACTTGAACAACTTGATGGGTGGACATGGGAAATTCTACAAGGACTCAAGGAGTGGGATAGAATGAAAATGGAATGGATTAATGAAGAGACAAGAAAAACTTGGTTATGGGATTTAGAAACTGCAAAGAAAAGAATACAAGATGGACATAGTTTATGTGCAATGTTTCACGATGGTAAAATGATACAATGGAATTGGTGGTTTATGGGTGAATTTACTTTTTATGACCACGAGTGGAATATTGATATGAACTTACCTAAAGACCATTCTTATGGTGGATATTGGGCATGTTTACCTAAACACAGAACTTCAAGAAAACATGGTAAACTGATAGAACATTTCTACACTTATATTACAAACTATCTTATTAGAAAGAATATAAAATATGACCTGGCATATGTTGATGGTTGGAACAACAAGGCAATCAGTATACATAAGAAGATGGGATATATGGGTTACAATTGGATGAAAAATGAAAACTTTCTCAAATAATCAATATTTATAGATATGAACAATTCACAAAGACAAACTTACGCAAATTTATTAAAAGAAAAAAGTTTACAGGTAGGAAATCTGTTTACTGGTAGTGCCTATTGGGATACTGAACATGAAGGTATGATATATTGCATGGATTGGATACCACAAAGTGGTTCAATAAAACTATTAGAAATGAACACTAACATAGGATTAAGTGGTAGGATGAAACCATACTTTGATTTTAGTGAATTAGTAAGTCATATTACAAGTTCTGGTCATAATACATGTACTTATCATGAAGACTATCTAAATTTCAATATAGAACCACAAAGAGTTGAAGACACTTTAGATATTTTTAAACAACAACTTAGTTCAAGTTTATCATCTTCAGGATGTACATTTACACATGATTATACCTTATGGGATGAGATTATACCAACACCATCTTCAACACATTATGTATTAAGACAAGGACATTTAAATTATCATAATGTTGATGTATTGTGTGAGAACAAGACTACATTTCGTAATTTTATAACAGGTAGTTTAGGTGAAGATTTCTTTCCTGCATTTGGTAATAAAATTTCTTCATCATTTAGTAATCCAACAAATATACCTGATGTTGTTATCAAAGACCCAACTGAAGATATGGGTGTGGGTGTATCTTTTACAGACTTTACAACTGATAGAAATCAAATTTATAATAATTATAATTATGTAGAGGAATATATTGAACCTGAAATAGATAACAATAGGTACAGAGCTTTTAGAAGTATTATATTGATTGGTAGTGGTAGTGTTAAATATTTAATAAAGAATCCAACTTACACAATTAACTATAGAAAATTTGGACAACCAAGTGGTTCAGTTACAATTGGTTCACAATCCACTAATATTTATGATACCAATAACATAAGAATATGGCAGACAGGACATTTTGAAGGCAACACACAAGTATCAATGTCAGATGGTTCAGTAAAAACAATTGGTAGTATAGATGCAGGTGATGTGGTTAAGAGTGTAGTAGTGAACAACTATCCAAAACGAGACACTACATTCAAGTCATCAACAACCAATGTAACTTGGCCTCAATTTATTCTTGATAAGGGTAATTGGACAGGTTCAATCGGTGAGTTGAGTGAATCAACAAGTTCAGTTAATAGTGTTCCACAAGTATATTCTTGGGGATACTATGAGTTAAATGGTTCTACGAAAATAAATCCTGAAGATTCTATCATGGTTTATGATAATTCAAAATATCAATTTAAACCAATGAGAGATATTAAGGTTGATGATATTTTCGTTACAAAAGGATTTGTTACAAAATCAGTATCATCTATAAATTTAGTAACTTCTGAATCTATATTTTATTCATTAGACTTAGAAACAGAAGATAGATATTTTGCAGGTGATAATACAAATTCGGTTATAACTTCCGATAGTTATTGGTAGGGAATGAGTTCTTACTTAGTCGGAAATGTTATAATTAAAGATTCTTCTGAATACAGAAAATATGAAAGAAGAATATTTCGTTATTTAAAAAAACATAATGGTAAATTACTCGTGTATGATGATAATCCAACATCAGTACAAGGTAATATAGATGGTAGGTTATTGATTATGGAGTTCCCAAATAAAAAAAATGCATTAGAATTTTGGAATGATAAAGATTATATAAAGATGTCGGAGAAATACAGATACCATTGTAGTGAAGTACAATTCGTAACTATAATAGGAGATTAGTATGTATGTGTTAGAGCATAAGGAGATTCCATTTAGTAGAATGGAAGATGTAAAAGAAGATACACCAGAGTTAGATATTTTCTATGAATCTGATATGAAAAACTTTGAATACTATGATTTTGATGGAACACCGATAGGAATGTATATTATTTACAGAAATGATAAAAAAAATGTTGTTTGTGGTAGGAACTATTATATTTATAAACAACAGAGAACTAAAGGTTGGGGTTTGAATTGTATACTATCTTGTATCAATTATTCCTTTCAATTATATCCAGAGATTGATATCTTTTGTTGGTCTACTCATGTAGGTAATAAAGTTATGGATAGAATATGTTCAAAGATATATGAAGAAACAAGGACAGAAACCAATAATCCAAACATATTTGGTTTCAATGAACCACCACCATCTGAGTTACATTCGGTTACAAGAAAATATATGGAAGAGTTTAATAAAAAATATCCAAAAGGTTTTAAAAGGTTTAAAATATGAGTAAAGTTAAAGGTTTATTTGACCATGTAAAACAAATCACAAATGTACAGAGTCCTACATATTGGGATACATTAAGTGAGGGTGATAAAAAGACATGGAGTAATTACATGATTCATAGATTTCTTAGTATGAAGTCGGAATGGATTCAAGTTGTAAATGAGGTACAGAAGTATTGGGAGTTGGCTCCTAAGAATGTGTATCAGTTTTATATTGATGTACTACCAAGAGGTAGAACTTTCCTTAAATACACAAAGTCAAAACATAAGTCAAAAGTAAATCCATGGGTTATGGAACACTTAACTGATTACTTTGAATGTAGTTCAAAAGAAGTAGATGATTACTTGGAGATACTAACACCACAACAAGTAAAAACAATCATCATGAAGTATGGTGTAGATGATAAACAACTAAAAACAATATGGAGTAAATAATGAGTAAGAATTATAGAAACGAAGAAGCATTTTATATGAAGGAAATGGAGTGGGGTGTTAATTCAAAAACAAACACTACTTACATGAATTTTGAATTTGATATAGATTCACTATATTCAACAATAGTGAAGTGTGATTATCTAATTAGGGTAAATCCTAATACACCAATCAATCTAAATATTGCCTCGTATGGTGGTGATGTTTATGCAATGTTAGGTTTGGTAGATTATATCAAAGGACTATCAGTAAAAGTTAACACACATTGTGTTGGAACTTGTATGAGTGCTGCATCAGTACTATTATCATGTGGTACAGGTGAAAGAACAATCACCAAACATGGAACCGTGATGGTACATGAGGGTTCAGCATTTGAGGCAGGTAAGACTACTGATGTTATGAAAGGTGTTGACCACTTAAAAGAGTTACAGAAAGATATTAATGAAATACTTGGTGAAGTTACAAAGAAAGATGCAAGGTTTTGGGAACTTGCAGGAAGAAACGATTCATACTTTGATGCAGAAACTTGTTTAGAGTATGGAATTGTTGATAAAATTGTATAAAAAGCTTGACATGTATAGTAAAAGTTTTGTATATTAACATATGAGAAATTGGAGAATAATATGAAAGTTATCAAGGATACACCTAAAGGTAACACAAAGAATGTAGATGTCATAGACTACATGGAAACAAAATATCCACAGATGACATCAGAGTTTAAGAAAATCCAACAAGACCAATATGAGTTGTTCTTAAGAAAACAACACGATTATGGCCCACAAAATATTGCAGTTGGTACTGCACTAAAAAATGATGAGGATAAGAGACTATCCTTAATGGGTATTTGGTTTAGGATTAATGATAAAGTAGAGAGAATCAAAACTCTTATTATGAGAGGTGATGATGGTTCTTTAGAGAATGAGGGTTTGGTAGATAGTTATTCAGATATATCAAACTATGGAGTGATGGCACAAGTAGTCGCGAGAGGTAAGTGGGCAAAGTAATGAAAATAGGAATAGTTGGACAAGGTTATGTTGGAACTGCAATCAAGGTAGGGTTTGACCCACATTATAAAATACACACTTATGATAAGTTTGATTTGGCAAAGTCTACATTACCAAACCTAAATGATTTAACTAAAGAATGTGAAGTTATATTTGTATGTGTTCCTACACCAATGAGAAAAGATGGAACTTGTTATATAGGTATTGTAGAAGAGGTAATTAGAGAGATAGATAGTTACTCAAAAGATGATACTATCGTGGTGATTAAATCAACCGTACCACCAGGTACTACTGATACGATGAATAAAAATTATTCAAATGTCACCGTAATATTTAATCCTGAGTTCTTAACAGAAGAAAACTTTTTAGAAGACTTCAAGAATCAAAAAAGAATTATATTAGGTGGTCAGAGAAATGGTACTAATACACTAAGACAAATATACTCAAGGGTATTTCCACACGCAACTATAGTTAAGACTGGTAGTAAGACTGCAGAGATGGTAAAGTATTTTATTAACAACTTCTTGGCAACCAAAGTATCATTCGCAAATGAAATGTATAAGGTGTGTGAACAAGTAGATATTGATTATGATAAAGTTGTAGAGTATGCAACTTATGATGAGAGATTAGGTAAGTCCCATTGGGCAGTACCTGGTCCTGATGGTGACCATGGATTTGGTGGTCATTGTTTACCAAAAGATTTAAGTGCAATTATCAGTCAATTTGAAACATATGGTTTATTAGAGGCAGTTGAAAGTGTCAATGACCAAGTTCGTGATAATCGTGATTGGGAAGAAATGAAAGGGAGAGCAATAATAGATGAGTAGAATTAGTTATAGTCAATTTAGTAAGTGGGACAAATGTCCATACACTTGGAAATTAGATTATGTAGATAAGATTAGTACATTCAAGGGAAACATATATACACTATTTGGTTCCGCAATCCATGAAACTATTCAGGCATACTTAGTTGCATACTATAGTAAAACTATCAAGTATGCAGATTCACTTCCACTACATGATATTTTACAATACAGAATGGAAGAGAATTACAAGAAGTCTAAAGAACAACATGGTGATGACTTTGATGTATCATTAGATGATATGAAAGAGTTTTTTCAAGATGGTATAACTATTATTGATGAGTTCTTGAAAAGAAAGTCAAGTTATTTTCCCAAGAAAAGTACTGAGTTAGTTGGTATTGAATTAGACTTGAATCAAGAGTTGGATAACAAACTAACTTTCATTGGGTATATGGATGTGGTTATACATAACAAAAGTACAGGTCGTATAAAGATTATTGATATCAAAACAGCCACAATGGGTTGGAACAAATACATGAAGGCAGATAAGAACAAAACTAATCAGTTATTATTGTACAAGAAGTTTTTTGCAGACCAAGCAGATATTCCTATTGATAAAATAGATGTTGAATATTTAATATTGAAGAGAAGATTGTATGAGAATACAATGTATCCACAGAAAAGAATACAACAATTTTCACCTGCGAGTGGGAAACCAAGTATTAATAGGGTTATGACAAGATTGGACGAGTTTATGTCTGAATGTTATGATGAAGATGGTAACATTATTGATAATGATTATCAGAAGTGTGAAAAACACAAAAAATGTAGATTATGTAAGGATTTATAATGATTACACCAACACTAAGGTTAAAATTATCAGATTTTATTGATAAACCATGGGAACAAGATGTATTAAATGAACTATCTGATGTAGGGAATGAAGTATTTCAAAACCAATTCAGTATTTATTTTTGGTATGATAGAAATACAGAATCAATAGATTTAAGTAGGTTAAGTCAATTCTTAAAACAAAGAGAAAATGAAACTAACAAACCACAGAAGACTATTATCAGACCAGAGTTTTTTGATAAACAAGTGTTTTTTATTTGGTACGATGTAATACCAAGAAACATACATACAGATAATTACATTCAATACTCAAGATTTAGTTGGGTATATAGTGACCCAAGTACAGGTATAGTTGAGGGTATAAAGAACTTTAAGAAGACTTGGGAATTTGTATCAAGAGACCCAGAAAATAAACCAAGGAAAAAAAAAAGAAATGATGATGAAAGTAGCAATCATAGGTAGTAGAAGTTATACTAACAAAAGAAAGATAAAAGATTTTGTCTTCAAGTTAAAAGAAAAAGTTGGAGATGAATTAGAAATAGTAAGTGGTGGAGCAAAACAAGGTTCTGATAAATATGCAAAACAATTTGCACTTGAGTTTGATATAAATTATTCAGAGTTTCCACCATATCACGAACCACATAATCAACATTGTGTACATGGTGCATTTAGATATAATAAAATATATAATGTTGGTAATTACCATAAAAGAAATAAAGACTTAGTAGAATATAGTGACAATGTAGTTGCATTTTTAACTGAGGGAGTGGTTACAAAAGGTACAGGTTCTGCATTAAAGTATTCAAAAAAAATTGATAAAAAAGTAATTATTTTTGATTAACAAGATACTTATATATATGTATATATAGATAACTAACAAAAGAGATTATTATGAGTGAAGACAAATTAACATCAGTAAAAGTTATTGATGAGTTATATCGTAAGTTTAAAGAAAAATCCATATCTGAAGATTTTTCATTACAGAAATTAGTAAATCGTAGTTTACATTTATTTGTGTACGATAAGGATTTTAAAGATAAAGTATTAAAAAATAGTGACTTGGAAACAAGTGGTTCTAAATATTAAGAGGTTATAAATGCAATTACCAAAACTACAAAAGGTTTCTTCAAGACCAAAAAAGAAGAAA